GACAACTTTTTACCTCCTTTATTCTTTGGAAACTTAGTCACCACATCAATTGAAATCGTTACATTCTGATAAAAACCATTCTTTATTAATATGTCATTTGCCGACTGATCCATGATTAAGCAATAAGCTGAAGCATATCCAATATTAGCAACCATAGAACCCTGCAATTCATCATAGAACGGAATAGTAACCCCAGAGATTTGAATGCCTCCAAGCTTAGTTATGTACGCTTCTCTTAATTCGGTTGCTATTTCAAACATTGTTTTTCAATATCTTTTTTAACTCACTTATAAAAATTGGGCTTTCTGCCAAAAACGAGGGTATTAAATACGGTTGTTTTTTCATTGTACCCTGACCGTTTACATAAAACTGTCTTGCGTATTCCTGTATTTCTCTCGGCAATGTAGGAACGTAACTTGCGGCACTTTCACCCGTTCCGAACTCAATATAAACAGGAATATTTGTACTGCTTTGTACTCCTATTTCCGAAGCATAACCGTTATTCTTTACCACTTTATCAATTAACCCTTTTATTCCTATCGGAGCTTTATTTTGTGCATTTATTTCAATTGCTGTAGATGAATCTAATACTTGTAACTTTACCTCATCTTGCACCTTTTTACTATAATCAGCTAACTTTTTTTTAACCTGCGAAAGTCCGCTTATTATTACCCTTGCCATTATGTTGTTACAATTAATTCAGCACGTTCAATTGTCATTATGTATTCTCGCTTATGCCTTTGCCCTACTAAATCAATTCTGTTAATTACATACCGATAATCTTCCCATTCAATGAACATTATATTTGTTGGTGTGAATGCTGATCTGTATTTAATCCTGCATTCAAATATTTGATTTAAAACTCTTTCTCTTTGTTCGCTTTCGCTGAATGATCGCATTTCTTTAATCATTGCAAAAGTTGAAAGCAGAAACAACCTGGTTACCGGAAAACCTCCCGAAGCATCTACCGTATCATCAAATGATACAAATGTTATAACCTGATCGTAATTTCCCGTATTCATTACATTATGGGATTAACCCTGTAAGCCTGCTCAATTTCGGTGCTTGTATTAATTGCTTTGTTTACTTGCTCATCTGTTGAATCCGCCCTGTATTTAAACGCTGTTTCAACTCTCATGCAGATAGCTGTTTTTAAGTCCTCTGGCAATGTGCTATCATCTGTATAGATGTCGTAAAACCCTGCGTAATACGTTACAGTCCATTCATTATATGACCTTAATGCAGTACCTAAAATGTCGTAATACGGATCGTAATTTAACGGCATGCAAGTCATGCCAACTGTCAGCACCGGGTTATCATACCCAAACAAAGTATAATTTGCAGTAGGTATGGCAACACTATCCTTATCAACTATGGTTAATAATTCACCAAATGGCCCGTTAGGTATTGTTACTTTTGCCTGATTGCTAACCAAAGTAAATTCCTTTTTACCGTAACTTAACCCGGTGTATTTTTCAGATGAAATACGAGCTTGTTTCAATAAGCGTGTTATCAGTTGGTCAAAGTCTGTGAAATCTATTTCCATAAATTCCTTAACCTCTGCCAATGTAACAGGCTCAGCAACTAAATCCGTAAGTATCTTTACTTGTATCATTTGGTTTTATAAGTTACTTTTAACTCTTTGCTTTCAATCTCGAACCTTACCGCCTTACCTCTTGCAATTAAGTAATTAGCAAATGCGTCTGGCTGTTCTTTAATCTCTCCGATTTTACCCGTTTCGTGATTTGAAATATATCTAACTTTCATTTTCTTTGTTATTAAAAAAGCCCTGCACCATTGCAGTACAGGGCTTCAGAACCTAAACTATGAATGAGAAATATTATGTAGTCGCTTCAAGTAGTAATTTAGCACTTGCAAAATCACCTTTGATTAACACATTCACATCGTTTGCAGATACGAATTGAACCAACCTCTGCTCTAACAAGATTGTTTTCTTGTTATTAATAAAGTCGTTTCCATCTAATCCGATTTGTACGCGCATCCCCTGACGGAATAATACATTTACTACTGATAGATCACCACCAATGAAATCAATGCCTAATGCATCAAGTGCGTTTGTTCCGATCAATCTAACACCCTGTAAAGTAGTGTAACCCTGTGCGTCACGACCTAAGAACGCTAACGGCTCAGTGTATTCGCCATAAGTAGACTTAGTTGTAATCATCTTAGCTAAAAAGCCTTCGTTTACAAAGAACCCGGTAGGATTACCAAACGCCTTTTTAGTTTGCAGAATAGCTGCAATCAGAACATCGAACTCATTTGCATCAGTAACAGTACTTGCAAGAGTTGAGCCTGTAAACGCTGCTGCATATTCATCAAGACCTTTCAGATTATCACCAGTTCCGGGGCCAGAGAATAAATCATTTTCGGTAACGATGTCAGCACGTTTCATCAAGTTGTTTTGAACGTATGCCATAAGCTGTGGCAGGTCATCCATAAATTCAGTAGTCACTTTTCCGTAAACTGCGATCTTTTTAGCGACTGCGTTTCTTTCTTCGTAACGAACTGACAATGGAGTTTTAGCATCACCCTCACCAATGAATATCGGAGTGCCTTGCTCATCAAGTTCCTCAATCCACATTGCGTAAGGCTTAGCCATTGCGCCCGTAGATACGTTTTCCAAGTAAGTTAATTGACGCTTACGGATAGGGCTGATAATGCCGGTGTTTTGAGTTAATGACCATTGAGATGCGGAACCTACTGCTTCGATAGTATTAAAGTCTCCGATTGTAACGGCTTCCTTAATATCAAATACTAACGGACCATTCTGTTTGCCATCATTTTTGATTATGTCTTTAATCTCGTCAGCTTTAGCCATGTAAGCTTCTGTAAACGCCTGAGTGAATGACTTTGCGGGCTGTGGCTCAGATGCTTTTTTGTTTACTTTCGTAGACAAATCATCGTGCTGTTTTTGTAATTCTTTTTTAGCTGCTTCGATTTGCTCTTTTACTGAATCCATTGAAGGCACATCAGCAAGTTTTGCGATTACATCAGCCGCTTTTGCAAGGGCATCAGCCGCCTGAGCTTTGGCGTTATCCACACCATCTTTTAATCCTTTAGATGCTAATTCAATTGCATCCATTATTTCTTTAGTTTCCATATTGGAATGATTTTTTAATTTGGTTAATAATTTCTTGTTGATTAATCGGCTCATCTTTACGGGTGGAATTATCCGGCGCGTTTGTGAGTGACTTTAATATTTTTTCAACCTCAATCAGACGACTATCTGAATAAGGCAAATTATACATCAATGTTAAATGTTCAATAATATCTTTAGCGTCTGATTTAGCACCTAAAACAATCGCATTTGGATTAGCTCCCCAACTTGTCAAGAATGAATATTCACGTAGATTATATTCAGTAATTATCTTTGAGTTTTTCTGATCTCTGCGAATTACCTGATAACCTATTGACAAATCAGCTTCCTGACCGTTTGAATTGATTAACTTAATATCGTTAAACATGTCACGACCAAGATCAGTATCCATATTGAATTGTGTACCTGTAAACAATCCATCGGGATGCTCTGGCCTTAACTCTTTAGGTACTCCAATCAAAAGTGTAGTGTCATGATTTTTGTAAACCCTGAGCTTTTTACGCCCCTCTGATACAGTTTTCATGAATGAGCCCGGATGACTTATGTCACCATCGCTATCCTCATTGTTGTAAGCATTTGCAATAGCTTCAACATACCCGACTTTTTCGTCAAGCTCCTTTATTTCGGATGTATGGTTTTTAGTTAACTGATTCATTGATGTAAAAATAAATATTAAAAAAATACGAATGTTTTATTTTGATATACAAGAATGTTTAAGTAGCTTTGAATTATGACCACAACCGAAGTATTTAACCAAATCATATCGGAGCATAAATGGTATGCTCCGTATATGTCGGCTCAGGCTGCGTTTTTGTTTAAATGTAGATTTGTAAAAGGTGAATTAAAGCAAAATACAATAGATAGATTGTTTGCTAAGTTTGGATATGAAAATGAAGTGGTATGGAAAAAGAAATGATAAATGGCGGCACTAAATCAAATGCCCCTTATAACTAAACGGATCTATTTGCCCCCATCTGTACATGTGAAACATATACACCCCTTTAGCAACTCCGATTTTCATTCCTAATCTGCGAGCCTTATCGCAAAAAGACTTATCAAAGAATATACTATTTTCATCAAACCTAATTTTATTCCATATTGACTTATGGAATATCATACACATCCCGGCTACCTGTGGAACTTCAGTAACTAAAGTGCCGTTATTAAACCATTGCTGATTTGCTATATCAATATGATAATCAATATCCGGATTATCTGAAAATTTGCCGTTCACTAATTGATATGGTGCCCGTAATCGGTTAGTCATGCAACCGATAATCTGATAACCTGGATTAGCTTCAATTACTTTATAGACTTGATTGCCAAAATCAGAACGTAACGGCAAAGTGTCCTGATCACGTAAACAGATATAACAATCATCTGGTAATTCAGATATACATTGGTTATACTCAAGGCCTATATTTTTGGATTGACTAAAGGGCTGGATGAATCTTATTTGTATAGCTTCCATTCTTTACTAAATCTATTCTTCATTAACAACGGCCTGTTAGCTTGAATACCTTTACCTCTATCAAGTTGACTAACTGAACTCGCTATCTGTTTATGCTCATCCATTGAATGAATGTAATCAGATGAATGAGTAATATCTAAATAACAAGCAGGAGTTAATCCGGCATTAAATACCCTTTGCGAGTAATTAACGTGTTCATATCCGTAACCTTCAAATTGCTCATCAAAACCACCTACAACATCCAAACATTTACGGTTTATATAAATCATGCAGCCAGATGGCAATTCATATTCTGTTATTCCGTTGTTTTCGTTTAATACTTTGCGATTAAATGTATATGACAAATGATTTATACCTGATAATACATAAGGAACAAACCAGCTATTTATTTTAGGCCAGCAATCATCATCAAAAAGGAATATATCCGTACAATCATCAAGCAAAGCCAAACACATATTTTTAGCTTTGGCAATACCTTTGCAATCAACTGTCGCTATCTTTGCATCAGTTGTGTAATTACGGATCATTTCTAATGCAGGCGTTTTACGGTTGCCGTATGTGGTTATGCCAATGCCTATTTTCATAATTCAATCTTTTTGCTGATATGAATTTTAATATAATTAGATATCATTGTTCCTGTACAGGTGATTGTTAAACCTAACTCAATAGCCGTTTTAATTTTTGCATTTATTTCAGCATTAAGCTTTTTTATTTCTTCTACTATTTGTTTTTGATTATCTGTTATCATTTGACAAAGATTAAGTTTTCTTTATTCTCTGAAATTAACCTTAATCTAAAGTGTCCTACATAATTTGAGTATAACTGTTTCAAATCCTGATGTCCATTCCACTCTATACATAAACACCTACACCCGACCAAATTTAAATCAATCTGTTTTAGTATGTTCCAATCATTCCCCTCAGCATCAATCGTAATAAAATCAAAGTGTTTATGCCATTTCAGAACCCAGCTAAATGGAACGGCCTGTATTTTAGTTTCCGTAAATTCAACACCTGAATTACGCCACCTGATTGTTTCATTATAATCTAAGGTACTAACCAAACCCGTATCTTTGCCATTCTTAACATGACAGCCTGACTGATAAAATGTAAGTTGCTCCTGCTTTTCGGTAATAGCTAATTGATAACAGTTTGCATTTGAATTATCTATGTATAAATTTTCCAATTCTTTGAACACTTCGCCAGGCTCAAATAATACGCCACTCCAGCCGTTTTTAATTAGATCGTAGCTATTTGAAAAGGTCGCCCCATCATTTGCACCAATATCCAAAACAGTACCCTTAAATCCTTTGAAATAGTCAGCTACTATTTGAGCTTCATTATTTTGCGACTTCATAATATGCTATTCCTAAATGTTCAATAATCTGATCCTGTGGTATAAATTCAAGCAGAGCCTTTCTGCAACCTGAAAGTTGGTAATCATCAATGATAACTATACCGCCTTTAGATACCTTACTTAATAAATGCTCTAAACAAACCTTTGTGCTTGAATACAAATCACCATCTAATCTAAGCAAGGCAATTTTACCAATTTTATAATTTGGAATAGTATTCTCAAACCATCCTTCAACTAAAATCAAGTTATCTATTTTTAGCTTCCATCTTTGGAAGTTTAGTAATACCTGATCTTTAGTATAAGATGATATTCCAGAGGTTTCAAGTAATCCCTCCTTAGATAAATCCTTTGCACCAATGCCGGGTTGCTCTGCATCGTTTACACCTGCAAACGGGATGCCTTGAAAGCTATCAAATCCGTAGAGCTTACGACTTGTATTATTATCCTCTAAACATTCCTGCATAGCCCCGATTTGGCTACCTGATGCAACTCCGCACTCAACCAATACGCCCGGTATTTTATTGTCAATTAATTTCTTTGTGCAATCGTAGGTAAATTTTAAAACCTCTTTGCTGCTAAAATGTGGTGTTACTTTCATATTACATTCCTTGTACGTAAAATATTACTGATTCTTTTAATTTAATGTCATCGGGTGCAGCATATTGAAAATAACTACCTCCGCTTTGATATTTCATTCCTAATTGATTTGCTATGATCGAGGCACAACTCATATCGTGCCTATGACCTTGACATCGTTTATCTTTGCTTTCTGTTTCTGCAAGGTTATTCCATTGACCGTTGAAGAAGCTCATTGTGGCAGTCCATTTGCCGAAAAACTCACGTGCTATTACATTGGTAAAATCCAACCCCGTAAATCCTGCTGAATACATTGTCATATTCATTGCCTGATCACGTGTTATGTCAAAATAATTCAATGTTTTGTCATTTGTCCACGTTCCGCAATAATGCCCAGCTTCTTCCATAAAATACCCATCCCGTTCTATTATCTCAAAGATAGGATTAGCATCGGCTATTGCATAGGCGGAAGTGTCTAAATACAGAATTGAAGTATATCCCATTTCATAGGCCCTCAATATTGAATAGATTTTAAAAGCGTATGGAATTTTAGAATGTAACGGTGCATTAATTGA